CATCAATATATTATACCAGATTTTAACTATTTTGGTTACCCACCCTAATAAAACGTGTTCTCGCCACTATTCTATATAGAGACCACTACCGAACAACAAGGGTCCAAACAAACACATGAAAGAAAAAATCAACAAATCGCAGCAAGAAAAAAAGCAAGAACTCACAGCAGCATTACAAGAGATTGGAATGACCATCAACGAAGTCAAGGGTTGGCTTAACGATGTTTCCAGAGAACATGAACTAGGCGACTGGACATACGTGACGGTAAAGACTAATCATGAAACAAGAAAAGACAGACATAAAAATAATCTTATGAAAGAGTTGTTTAATGATGCTGCTTATGGGCATAAGACGAGTGCAGCTGCCTCCAGACAATACTCAGATGCTATAAATCGTTTATACAATGATATTAAAAACGTTGAAGTTCTTGAAGATGTTGAAGAGGAGCAGCCAGAAACTTCTTGCACAGAAACTCGAAGTAACGTAACATTTATTCCAGGTACATTAGCATATCAGGCAAGACTACTTGTTGCTGGCGCTGAAGTACAGGGAGACTATAAAATCAACTACTCATATAATACACTCGATAAAAAGGGCGTGCTTCAGGTTGAATTTTTAGATCCAATTTAATAGAATTTGGTGAGTTGTGTTCATAGGTTGCCGGCCCATAGTCCTTGTGATTATGGGCTGGTTTCTTTTTTAGCCGTCAGCTATAATGGAAAGATATGTTTTTTATAGTACTTACCACATTTACCGCACTGTTTGTGGCAGGCTGCTCTGCCTTTTTCAGTATCAAAGGACTCACTGTATTGTTCGCAGGCAGCGCAGTAGCTGTGGGTATCATGGCCAGCTCTCTGGAACTTGGAAAGCTTGTGGCCGCTTCTTTTCTACATAACCATTGGAAGAGCATCAGCAGACTATTGAGACTGTATCTCTGCACTGCTGTAGTGATCCTTATGGGTATTACCAGCCTAGGAATCTTTGGCTTCCTGAGTAACGCCTACCAAAAGCACGCAGGAGTGATGAGCTCAATTGAAGCCAAGATCGAGCTAAATCAAAACAATAGGAAATCCACACTGGAAACGATAGAGCTCGACACATCAAGAATTAAATCGCTCAACGAAATCCGCATCACACAGGAACAGCGAATCAAAGACTCAGGCAACTATAAAGCACCAAGAGATCAGGCCTACAAAGCAATTGCCGAGGCTAATGAAGAACTAGCTAAAAAAGAAGACTCAATTAAACAAGCCAAAGAAGCCTTGGCAACGATTGATGCTGACCTGGCTTCGCTGAAGATGGAGACCAACAACTCAACAGACATAGGTTCATTTAAGTTTATCGCTAATGCGCTGCACACAGATCTGGACACAGCTGTGCAGTATTTCATATTTGCACTCATTGCTGTATTTGATCCGTTGGCAGTTACGCTGATACTTGCTTTAAATAGGTTGCTGGAGATCCATGCAGATAAGAAGAGATCAAACGACATCAGCTATATAAAAGATATTCTTGAACGTGTTGAAGACCCTGCGGAGAAGCAACCCACGGCACCTCTCAAAGAAAACGTAAAGGAACCGGTTAAACCTGTCGAATTCGACGGGATTACCGAAGTTGAAAAGGACGCACAGGAGACCGTTGAACAAACTAAGCAAGCAGCGCAAAGACTTGCGCGAGGCAAACGCACCGGCTCAAATAACTCAATAATTACCAACTAGGTCATTACTTGTGTTTAACGTCATAGAGGTCCAAGATGGCCTCTAGAGTATCGTCCCAGCCGTTCTTTCTTAGTACACCTAAAAGCGTGTTAGCCTCGTATACACTAGTGACTCTACTCATCAGCTGGTTGCACATATAGTCTATAACGTCTAGATCTGCGTCTGCTTCTTTTTTAGCGAGCGCTATAAATGTGGTTTTGGCCTGCTTTAGTTCAAATAGTCCTTCGTGGTATTCAAGTCCAGAAAAATAAAATATACTCCTGTCCAAATCTTTTCTTTTGACCTCTTCAGGTCCCCTGCTTCTATACTCTTTAGACAATAGAAATCTTCTTGTTTTATTGTCTGCTGAGGATCTCTTTACCAGCCAATCTACCGCTATCCTATAGCCATCTGTGTTGTACTCGCAATACCAGGCGAGCTCTTCAGCTGTGGGAAGAACACCCAGTATATCTAGATAGGCTCTTCGAATCAGCTGAGATTCTTTATTGTCGCCAGCCAAAACTTTCTCAGCAAGCACCAATAAAATTGCAGAGTATATAGACAATACCTTGCATTTCATACTAGGCTTCTCCGGGTCTCCAAGGAACCGTCATTATTGGTATAGATTCAGTTGCTGGAGCAGGTTTCTGCTGCTCTGGGTGTAGTAGATAGTGATTAGTCTCAAACGCCTCTACAATAAATCGACACAGCTCACTACGAACAATGTCTTCGTTAGTAAAGTGTAGACTGTAAATACCAAAAGCCCTAGCTTCATCAGTATCAAACATCTTACTGCACCGATCAAAAGCTCCTTGTTTGCTCTTTGGCAAATCTGACTGTTTACTATCTGCACAGATAATCATTTTTGTAAACTTACCAATACGTGTCATGAGTGTTTGCAGCTCATTGATTGTAAGGTTCTGACATTCATCTAAAATGACACACCTAGCAGTCCAACTAGCGCCACGCACAAAGTTAATAGGTTTGTAGTCGATCCTGTTGTCAGCCTTTAGTTTTTTGACTTCAGCTTCAGGAAGAAGCTCTTCCAGTTTATCTTCAAACGGACCCATATAAGGACCATACTTGTCTGTGATGTCTCCGGGAAGATAGCCTAGCTTGGCATCGCTGCTTTCTACTGCAGCTCTAACACATACGATGTCTGACACTTTCTTTTCATTTAAGAGCTGCAAAGCTATACGCATTGCACAGGTTGTTTTTGAGCTTCCTGCAGGACCTGAAAGGAAAATAATCCTAGCGTCTTTACGCACACCTAACTCAAACAAAGCTTCTTGCTTGGGTGTCCAAGGAAGATTTCTAATATGTAGATCAAAGTCGATCTTTTCGCGCTGATATACTTTAGGGCTGGTGTCCGGCTTTTTGGGTGTTTTAGCTTTCGTCATATAGCTTATACTATACTATTTTGACGCCTTGTAGTAGCTAAAAAAAGAGGGGTTGGACCTCTTTCCAGGCTAGCGCCCGTTATATAGTTGATGCAGACTAGGCCCCATATATTTGGAGCCTGATGGCTGCTGCTTTTCTAGCGTAATAATTGGATCTGACCCGACTGTAGCATTGAACTGTCCTGGGTGAAGATTGTGGTTCTTCAACTCTAGATAGTGATGCCCGTCGTGTTTACCTAGAGCCACAAAGTGGTCTGGATTGATCTGCACACCCAGCTCCTCGTACATTTCTCTAGACGCCGCCTCCTGAGGAGTTTCACCTGATTCGATACCTCCGCCAATGTGGCGCATCTTACCGATATTTTTCGGCCAATTAGGATTGGTCAACCGCTCCAACAAATACTGCCCTTTGTAGGGCAATACTACACGAACTCGTTCCTGTTTGACCGAGCTTTGTTTACTAAACCCCTCTTCAACCCCTGTAGGTACTAATGTTCTCATGGTTAAATTTTGTCTCTTGGTTATAGGAGACTCAATATATTATACCAAAATATCGGCAGATAGTTTACCGGGTCTTGGTCTTCGTATAGTTATGTTCAATCCCTGTAGGAATCAAAGATCGGGTTGTATGAATCTTGAATCCTGAAGGCTTGTGGGTAATGCCAACATACTTATCGTTGAGTAGTTGGTCTACTCTGAACTGATCTGGGTACTCCTGCAGCAATTCACGCAATATGGTATTCTTGCCAACATAATCATTTTTATCTGATAGCTTCTTAGCTGCTATCAAACGTTTTAACTCTATTGACTTGGCCAGCTTAATTATATGGCTGGGTAGTAGCATACTAGAAACCTTCTAGGCATACAAAAGGTTTACCTGTGGTAGCGCATAGAACATAGATAGCGTCCGTAGGTACGTAGACTTCAAACCGAATATTTCCCGCACCCTTGGAGATAAACATACCGTTGCTCGTGGTGGGTACGTAGCCAATTCCAATATACATGTCAGTATCAGAGGAAAGATTCTGGAAAAACAACCACTTCCTCTTTGTGGAGGCGGCCGTCACCAGCTGTGCGGTGGCGCCTGCGGTAATCGTTCCTGCATGCTGGTGCAAGCTGCGCCCTGTATCGAAGGTTTTGATCGTCCAGCTCGTACCGTCAGAGTAGTAGTACACTCCGGTATCTGTACCGTAGCGGTATTCGTTTGGGTATGAAGCAGCTGCTGGTAGGTTTGCTGATAATACTGCCGTCGTGTTTTCTCTGTTCATAAGGCTGTAAGGTTGATTATTTTTATTATAGCAGAAAGTTAATATAACTTCGAGAAGTATTCGGCCAATCTTAATGCCTGGGGAGTTTCTTCTTCTATAATTCTATCATAGCATGCCGCACCATACTGTTTAAACAGTACAGCGTTTTGTGTAAACCAGCCCATATGATAGCCTGAACGCATAAAGGCTAGTATTTTATCAGTTCCATCATAGTCTACAACATAATTTCTTCGAGCAAACTTATCTATCCAATATTGCTTGGGCTGGCAATTAATATGTCCATGCCCGCCTTGTCCTGGGATAGCAGCGGAAAACAATACAGCAGGCGCAACAGAGGTCAACACATCCACGAAGTCTTCAGCACGTTCTTCAGGTAAATGTTCAGCCACTTCAAGAGAAAGAGCTAGGTCGTAACCTTTAAATGTCGCTTTAAACTCTGGCGAAAACACATCCATTACTACGTAAGGACACAACGGATCCAGATCGACTCCCTCAGCCTCAATACCTGCTTCTTTAAGAGCTTTCACATAAATACCAGGACCACAACCAACATCTAGAATTTTCATATATCTAGTAATTAATACCAAGCTTTGTAAGAGATGACAATACCCAAGCCAAACTATCTTCACGCACCCATGTCTTATCTGTGCGCTGAATTCCTGCCACAAACACATCAGACTCAGTTTTACCATAGTCGGTAATAGAGTATGTATTAATGTTCTTTAATTTCCCTAGTGTGCCTGGATTGGGTACACTTGCCATCAGTTTAAACCAACTACGCTGAAAGACCTCAGGACAAAGAAGCCAAAGAGCTAGCAAGTTAACATCAAGCTCTTGATCTGCAGGCTTGAGCACTACTGAACCATAGAAACTATAGTTGTTTTTTTCTAGTGCGCAATACTGCGTTATAGACACTGGGCGACCAGACTGTTCTAGTAAATACGCCAATACGATTACAGAGGCACCCCGCTCAATTATCGTGGCACGCTTTACACTAGAAGAAAGCACTGTAGCGTTCAGTCCTAGCCTAATAACCTTTCTCTCGTCCTCAGGATCAGTGGATGGATATGAGCCGGTATTGTCTGCAGGCTGTGGATCAACCCAGCATTCAGGTATGCCAGAACAGACCAGACCAATATCAAAGAATAGCCCTGTGGTTGCAGGTACAAACTCTTTCCTGAATATCTCAGGACTGAGCCACAAGTTTAGACTCTTTAATATCTCAGCTACTGCTGTGGCCTCCTCAGCCGCACCAGTTCTCGCTACTCCCCAAATATCCGCCAAACTGCTGCGGTCTATGAGAGAAGCCAGGTCTGAGGCAGAGTCAAAATTGAGAGTAACTTCCATCTAGCTTTGGCGCAGTTTGATGACAGTTTCAAGCGGCAAACCTTTGTACAAAAGACCTTGCTCTAGATGCTGTAAAGTAACTCCCTGGGCGATCAAAGCTAGTCCAATGTATGTTGCTCTTGGCGAAACAATGGCTTTGATGCCTAGACTGTCTACAGCGTTGCGGGTCTTTCTCACAATAGCCATCCATGTTTCCTTGGAAGGTACTTGATGTTCTGCCGCTGTCCATTGAGGAGAAGAGGCAGAGTCTCCGGCAACATGAGATTCCAACCCATCATCATATGGCATAGGAACGAAGAAAAAGCGGTCTAGAGTAGCTGCGTCTATTTGAGTACGTCCAACATAGCTACTTGTTGCTCCTGAACCATAGGTATTGGCGCAAGCGATAACAACAAAGTCTTTATGCCGCGCAACCGTTTGATCTGGGAATGAGCTGGTGGGACTAGATAAGGCGCTGTTTAGTACGGCCAATACGTTAGCGTTACCGTTGTCGACCTCATCAAGACAAAACACACCGCCGTGCTCATAGGCCTGCCGGAAAGATGTGGCTCTGTATACGCCCTGAGCGTCCAAATAGCCCAGCAAGTCTGTCTTGGTTGTCTGACTGCACACACTCAGTGATGTATACGGTAAATTTAATTTAGCTGCAACACTAACAGCCAATGTAGTCTTTCCACTGCCTGCAGGCCCCACCAACCAAACATGGCAGCGAGCAGCGATAGCCTTGATAGCAAGAGGAAGAATGTAATGATCCCTTTGACCAATAGGCTTAACTGCTGCGGGTAGTTTGGGTACAGGATTGTTAATTGTTGATTTAGCTGTACCGCCTTGAACTTCTCTAATCACTTCCTTGACCAGCGGATCTTCTTCTTTAGCCTTGTCTATGAGATCCTGTAGTTTTGCCTCTTCTTTAATTTTCCATAAAGCTTGCAAGTTATCCTTGATGTATGCCTCACGTTCTTTTCGAATAGCTTTTTGCTCTTCGGTTAATGTTGTATCAAAAGCTTCATCGTACTTTCGAAGCTCGGCATGCTTTAGGTTCAGTTGTTCTTGAATGATTGGGTCTAGCATAGATTTATAGTTAACTTTGAAATTATTGTTTAATTTTAACAGGGCGCGTCTGGATAGTCACTAGTTAAATGTTTCTGCATTTATGCGCTTAGTTATAAAGAGAAAGAACGTAGTTCATGAGTTTTTATCGTAAAGTTTAAAGAAGTTAGGTCGAATTATAAATTGTAGTTCGTCGTTTATATCTTCCTCTTTTATCATGTTAGTCATCAATTTAGTTCTACCTAGTAGATGCATATATGCATGTTCTGTCTTAATGTTATCTTCTTCACTCACCCTAAACAGCTTTCCTTTATCATATAAGAAGTATTGATTCTTGTAGTTGTGCATCCTCCACATATTAAATCCCTCCCCAGGCTTATCTCCCTGCATGTTATGAAAAGATATATCGCAAATTATATCGTCTACCAAGGTGTCTAACACATTAAGTTTATCAGGATTTTCTTTTGCGTACTTTAGCAAGGTAGGCTGGATGAAATGCTCGTCCACAAGAATGTTCTTTAACGGATCGCAAATTCTTTGTTTAACTAGATGTTTATTTTTCTGGATATCTACATTCAGCCAATACCAATTATTTTCATCTTGAAGAATTTCATATACTTGAGAAGTATTTTTTACACAACAAAAATGTCCTCTCGTACCTAGTACGTTATGTTTTTCAAAATCAGGAATAATTGCACGTATATCGCCGAATATAGTGTCCCAATCTAAAAATCCCCAATATTCATAAGAGGCCAACTCTTCTTTAAACATCTCACCTAAAAAAAACTTATAATCACACAATTTGTAGAATCCGCTTCGATTATTTACAGTAGCTGCAAAAGGTGTATCTAATGTGAAGTTAAATATTTTTTTTACGGCCTCTTTTACTTTTTGACCTAACTCCTCGTGAGAGATGACCAATGTATTGATGTTTGAGCACTTGTGTACAAAAGAAAGATGCTTAATATTAATATCGTCGGTAACGATCAGCATATCTACAATATTTTTGTTTTGAAAAATACTGTTTAAAAACAAACTAAAATACCTGTGAGTTGCCTCTCCAAACAGCGGCAGGATTAGTCGAATTTTATTCATACAATATTTTTTAATAGTTCCTCTGGGTTTATTTTAAAGTTATTGGCTGACGGATGCAGCGCTTTTCCTTTAATACTCACAGGCTCTTCCCAATAAGCAGATATAAATTTAGTAGGCAAATTAATTGTGTCTGTGATTTGGGTGGCCGGCCCTGTACGAATTTTAGGTCCCAAACAAATTATATTTTTAATCTGCTTGTTTGTAAACATTAGATGTGTGCCATGTGTACCGGCCACCACTATCAGCGTTTCGGCTGTGTTCACTTCTTTTATCTGTTCCTTCATGGTCATTAAAGATCCTTTGACGACCTTCACAGCTAAACCACTATTTTTTAATCTAGCCAATATCTCTTCTTCGTTCATTAAAAACCGATAAGTTGCATCTTGTCTTGAAAAGAACAGGCACTTACCTTTCTCCACCGCATACTTTTCATTAAACTTTTCGTACAAGTACCTAATAGTCCAAGGAGGCAGTATAGTTCCCGCTATATGTGTTGCAGTGCTATTGACCATAACTCTGCTTGCACGGTATAGCACGTTCTTTTTACCTGCAGCTATAGCGTATTTTGTCAGGTCTATCCCGAGCAAATATTCTATTTCTTTAAATCTAATTTTATCCTCTGTGCACCCTATAACTAGAATTTTAGTGGTTTCAGGAGCGTAATTTTCAAACACACCCAGATGCTTATAGATTTGTAGGGCAGGGATTGTCTCAGCCAAGAAGTGTAAATAATGGTGAGCAATGTGTATGTATATCACATTACCTTCAATTACCTCCTCTTTAGCGTATTCAAAATACTTGTCATCCTCCTTAATGTATTTACCAATGAAATTACCCGAATGGTCTGAAATAATTTCATTTTTTTCTGACACTAAAAAATTATAACCATACGCTGTCTGTGTAGTTATAAGATACCCTCCACGAGGAATTTCAAACAAATTGTATCCTTTTTGTAAAGCCCAAGGAAACCAGCATTCTTCAGAAAAAAACGTCTTTTTAATTGCAGTATTCTCAAACATATATTTGCTGTTGTTTAGTAGGTTTGCCTTAAAAAGCTGTTGTATAGATTAACACAGTATTTGTATTTTTCCTCATTGCTTTCATTAAGAAAACTACCGTAGCTTTTAATGTGGGGGTTTGTTAATTTTCTTCTTTCGTTAAGGTATATTTTAAAATGATAGGGTTTGGGTCCATGGAAATGAATTAAGTAGGCGGACTCATTAATTCCCCAGTAAGGTTTCCAGTTAATCTCGTCGCACATTTTTTCATGAGTATAAAACTCATTCAAGGCTCCTTGATCGGTAGCAACAAATTTAAATTTTTTAGAAATTACTAAGTTATAGAAATCTTCATAGCTATCCCGCATTGTCTTTGTGTTACACCACATAACTCCCGAGTTAAACATTTTCGTATCGTCTCTGGTGTACTCTCCTGTGGCAGCTAAATACTTGGGAGTTAAACTATATAGATACTCGGTAGGATCGTTTATAAAGATAACATCACAATCCGTGTATAAATATTGCGTTATAGGCAGTTGCAACTGCTCAATAATTAGCGGAATATCGACACGTAAGAACGCACCATAAAATGTGGGGTGCGCAATTTTATCCACCATTTCAGTAATTTTTTCTTTAAATGACGACTCATGAAAAATTACCCGTACACCGTTTTGCTCTAAGAATGTCACAAACTCAGCGTTGTCTCCGTCGTATATGCAGTACTTATTAAAATCGTATTCAGCGGCGCTAAGTACGGCGACCTTAGCCATGTCTAAAAAAGCCCCAGATCTGTTTTCATTTAAACAGAAAAACCAATTCAATTTATTGTTATTCATATTTTAAGAAAAAATTAAAGGAGCCCTTACAGAAAATTGTAGCGGTGCGTCGTAATTTTCAATTTTTACACTGTTCTTTGCTAATTTTGTTCTGCCCATGAAATGTGAGTAAAGACAAGGTTTTTTAATATCAAACGCATCCGAACATCGGTACAATACACCATCAGCATATAGATAATAGTTATCAAAGGCTTCTGGATGGGGATGCTCACCGCAATACATAAGCTTAAAGCCTCCGTCAGGTTTGTAGGTTTCAGTAAGATGATTATGGCAATATTTTCCAGAAGACTGAAGGTCTAATAACTTAAGTTTTTCTGGGTGGTACTCGGCATATATTTTTGCGTCAGGTATAAAGTAACTTTCATCAAAACCGTTATATTTAATTATATCTTTTATTTTTTGTACTGCAGCATTAAACCTGTTTGTGCCATAATCTCTTACTCCTGGAGCAACCCAAAACTCAGGTTTTACAAAACCGCTATTCCAAATTTTTTCGTTTTTAAATACTGAAAAATGCCCTTTTCCTACAATTAGCTCGTAACTGAATAAATCTGATATACTTTTGTTAATGTTGCCAAATATAGTGTCACAGTCTCCAAAAGCCCAATGACTATATTCTTTGATATTATTAAAAAATAATAAAGGATATAGTGCCCTGTAATCGCAAAGTTTCCATGCGGGGTTATGTCTGTTTTCAAGATGTGTTGGCAGTGAACTGTTTAAACATATATCGTATGTTTCATAAATAGTTTTTACCAACAGTTGATCAATTTCTTGTAAGCTTTTTTGTAAAAAAATAACATTACTAGGTAACGGGTACTCTGGAGGCTTTTCAGAAACTAGTAGAAGATCCAGACAATCTTTGTTCTTATAAATACTATAAAGGTATAGTTGAAAATATGCATGGTATTCTCCATACCACGGCAAAATTTTAATTATCCTGTTTTCCGTATGTGGTGGTTTATGATGACTCATATTTATGCCTTTCATACTCGGCAGTTAGCTTCGCGCCGCTAGTCACTTTCTTTCTAAGACAAACCAGGTTTTCAACTTCCTCTATCTTTTCAAAAAACTTTTCAATGATATGATACTGCGCGCGATTAGCGTAGTCATGCACAAGCAAAAAACCCTCATCGTTTAAATTAGCATATGTTGATAATGCACTTGCAACACGAAAACGACCGTCAACCAACACAAGGTCATAAATTTCGTTTGTTTTATTTATTGTTTTTGAGTAACTTTCCCATAGCTGTTTTTCTGCTTCGCTTGCTTGTAACTTTTTTAAGATGGTAAGAGGATAGCCAAAATTACCTACAGGATAATTTATCAAATTTGTGATTATCTTAGTAGACTTGCAATGATTGACCACTTTCTCTAACCATTCGACGCTTGATTCTACGCAAACAATTTTAACTATGCTTGGAGTATCATTTGCCCAAACGGTAGACCCACCCATCCCAAATTCAAAATAACTGGTAGCGTTATTTAAGTATTTTTTAAACAACGTTTGTTCGCCAGAACTCATTGCAGGGTTCATAAATATTTTTTAACTCCTTCTACGTATTTAAGGGCCAGATCATCATAGACGTCATTTTTATCGTAGGTATCAAACATCTCAATAGGTCGTTTCTCTTTAATAGTCGCCCGACCTCTTCGTCTTTTCTCTATCCAGTCTTCGTAAGATCTGTTGAAATAATGATTAACTCTTATCTTGGAGGCCAAGGGAGTATCTATGCGTCCTTCTTTACTCTCATCTATAGGTTCACCGTCTTCATTCACCACGCCTTTCGTAGTCGCAAACATGTGTGGTGTAGTGTACCCTTTAATTTCATTTGGTTTAACAATCACCTTTACATGATGGTTTGGCTCCCAGTCATCTTTAGCCCGGTATAGAAAATTTTCTAGGCAAGTACCTGGCTTCCTTAGAATGTGCCCAGCTGATCCGTATATACGCCAACTGACACCCAAACCTGAATAAGCTTCGTAGTCCTGTAAAAAGACTTTTAAATCTGTAGGCACGGTCGGCATGAAATATTCGTCAGCGTCACAGTATATCATCCACTCAGTATTTTGCTTCCCGTAATTCTTGTACGATACCTGATAAGCATAGCCCTGGCGGTCAGGGCTAGGAGAATCAAATTCAATTAAATTAATGTCATCTCTGAATGACAAGTCATTTATTTTATCTTCTGTGTCGTCGACGCTTTTATCGTTAAATACATAGAATTTTTCTACCCCCAAAGACTTGTAGTACGCCAACCATTCTTGGATGTACTGCCCTTCATTTTTTACACACACGGTTAACGAAAGATACTCCATAAAATTATTTATTGATGTATGTGATGCCTGACACCTTTACATCGTTCGCGGTCTTTATGTAAATTCTCCTGTCGGGACTGTCGGTCATTTTATGTGGGCGTCTTTCACGTTTGCCACTCACAGTATAGTGCTTTTTAAGCTCCTCGTCGGATAACTCATTCAGGTCGTCATTCATCTCCCTATAGTTATCCACAACAAAGTCTTCAGGCAGATCATGACTAGCTCTACGCTCTTCAAATCTGCCAAACTTCTTATAATGTATAGTTAGTTGCTCTTGATCCATGTGGGCGAGATCTGCATTGTATAGTCTATACAGGGCCCAGTCCATATTCGCTAGCTGCTCGATATATTCTTCAGACATATAATTAAAAATAGTGTTCGCAATACATTGCTCCATCGCAGTACTGCTCCCAGGACGTGTTAGACCACTCTTCGCCTATATATCCGTCCCAACCAGTCATATAAAAGTTGCCGTAAGCATTTTTAAATACTAATCTGTAAGGTAAAACCTCGTGGAGAGCTTTACAGCTATAAAGTGCAAAACCACCACCCTGCATTTCAACACGTATTAGCCTAGGCTGCATCTCCTCCATTCTAGGCATCTTGCCCCATATCTCAGGCTGCATAGATAAACACGGCAACTCTGGGTTATGTTTTTGTTTGTAGTATCCAGCCACGCACGCCACCTTTCTCTTCTTCCTTTCAAAACTCTTCATGTGCGCATAAAGTCTTTCAAGCCCATCACTAGGAGGTCCCATGTCGTCCTCTATTTTTAATATATAGTCGTAGTGTTGTGCAGGCTCTCGTAAAAGGTCCGAGTACTTGATTGCTACGTGTGCGTGCTTGTCTTCAGCCAAGTAGTGCTCATCTTCCTGGATTATATATGGTAACCCTAGATCGATGAGATGGTAGTCTTTAAACTTGTCCTTATTCTGAGCCACAATCTGATTGAATAGATTCTTAACAGTATCTCTGCCGCTGTTGTCACCAAGAATCACATCCACCGACACGCCCGCAGGTATCATCATTTGCTGTAAAAACTCAGCATAGCACGGGACTATGTCTTTGTTTGAAAACATGGTAATGATCGCTATATGTGTTGTGTCTTTAGTTTTGAACTTAAACTTGTTTTCAGGAACTATGTCCTTGAAGCGTTCCGACTTTACTAGGTAACCATTATTAACGCTTTCTTGTAACGTTTGCCTTAGTGAAGTAAAGTGCTTTTTAAAATGACTTATACGGTGCGTGTTTACAACATATACACCTTCCTGAGGCTCAAACCAAATCAGCTTGTTCGACTTCAACGCATCCAGAGGTATTTCTTTTAAATCTATACACACCATCGAGTCCACAATTGCCAGGTGCTCTGTTTTACACTTGTCAACATTCTCAACCACTTCCTGCAATAGTTCTTCTTCGGTAATCATTCAATGTTTAAGTTGCGGAACTATATACAAAAGTTATTCCCTTTTTTTTAAGTTTTAGCGCGTCTTTGCCGTACCTTGTATAATAGCCTTTAATCTCGTCGTCTGAAAGATGACTCAGATCGCTATTCATGTTTCTATAGTCCTCAGCAACAAAGTCTACCGGCAGATCAAACTGATATCGTCTTCCTTCTTTCCTGCCATACACCTCATAGTGCCATTCCAGCCAACTGTCAGCTTGATTTGAGATATCCTCGTTTATATGTCTATAGGCTTTAACGTCAAATTTTTCAGGTAGGCTAACTTTATAGACTCTTTTCTCTTTCTCGCTATAAACCACGTAATGCCACATCAACCAGGCGTCCGACTGCTCGGCAATGTCAGGATTATATTTTCTATAACCTGCACAATCAAAGTCTTGCGGCAATGGATTATTGGTTGGGCCGGTAATCATTTATACGATGGTGTAATAGCACTAACCGTCATTATAACCGTGCCCTGTCTCTCTGTAAATTTAATACAATCCTTTTTACACGTAAAGTGCGCTGTAATCCAATCCTTTTCGTCCTACACCTCGCACCGCACGATTATGGTCTTCGTACCACCCAGCTTTTTCATATACATTAAGTACATCCTGAAAATAACGCTCAAACCGTGGAGCAACCGCAGCCAAAGAAAAGTTGTTTTGCGCAAACTTAATCATTTTAGCTCGATCAATAACATCAACATTTCTGATTGCTCGGAGAATATCTCCCATGTTGCTGCAACGAAAGCCGTTGACCTCATCCACCACAATCTCGGTCATGGCCCCACAATCAGATACAATAGGCACACAACCAGAAAGCATCATCTCTACATGTGTACCACCAAACGGCTCCCAGTATGTGCTAAGCAAGAAACCGTAGCGCGCATGCGCCATAAGCTCTTTACGTTTAGCTAAATCAGCATATCCAGCAAAGTTGACGTGATCCGGCCATTTGTCCAGCTTCTGGCCTTTAAGAAATTCGGCTTCTCCCTGCCCAGCAACCACCAATTTAACTCCAGCCCTACCGCAAGCATCAATAGCTATGTCCAAGCCTTTGTTCCCGCCGAGCCTACCAATATATAGTGCGTAGTCTTCTTTTTCCTGCGTGGGATCAAAATCATCGAGATCAAAATAGTTCGGAACAACAGTCCAATACCATTTAGGGTCGCAGAAGCTGACTCCGGCCACACCCACATGCGCAGCCCTGAGAGGCTCGGACTCATAGCAGCGCCAATTAGCCCAGGCATGCCCATTACCGATACCGGGCTCGACTGTGATTAGATCAGGATGTTTATGTGCAGCTGTTGCACAACCACCACCCCAAAAAGCTAGAATAAAGTCATTCTTCTGCTTTCTCTTTCCAATCTCTTCTGCAGCTCTGGCGGCAAATGTTGTGGCCGCTAGATCATCACTGGAATGCTTAAACTGCTCTTTCCGCCAATCGTACGAACCGTAGGTAGCTTGCAATACAGCGTTGTCTGTAACTGTCACATGTTCCTGCGCATCAGTCTTGCTGTCCTCATGTCCGTAATGAATGATATAATCATCTGGGCGATATCTGCGCCACATTCTGATAAATTTGAGAACCTTTTGTGTAAAGGCGCAGGCAACATATTCTTCTGATGTTATTGTGTGTGGTAACCCGAGTACGTGAAATCGCATAGTTTAGTTATTTGGTTAAATACCATAATAACTATTAGACGCACACTGTCAATTAAACCCGCCTGAAAATTCTGTGATATATTTGAGTTTGGCTGCAGCATCTAAAGGAGGAGCAATAAAGTGAGCAAGACAGGTATCTTCTGTGACCTGAGCTTTAACTTCATCTGTGGTACAAATGACGCTCACATGCTTTTGCAATACGCCGTCATCGGTTAATCCAGCTTTACAGAAATAGTAGTTCATGAAAGATTGTTCAAAGAAATATTCTCCAGACCAGCTAGACATAAACCAGTTGACGTTGTTGAAATGCTCTCGCATCTTTTTGGAAGCCTTGAACAAGAACTGCCCAGAGTTAAAAGGCATTTGATTTAGCGAGCTCATCTCAGCTATATGTTCTTCACCCAGAAAGTCAAAGCCGTGAGGAAATGTACTGTGATGTCTTATCGTAAGGTCCAAATTTCTTGCTGTATACAATTTATCGGTGTGTATATCTTCTTTAAATATCTTATCAACATCACGCAAGCAAATCACATCACAGTCTAGGAACAGTATTTTGCTGTAGCGTTTTATGCGATCGTAATCAAACACCTTGAGTTTATTTTGAGAGGCCTTGATTCCGTCAGCTGGAGCAGCCACCAGCAAATACTTTGGTTTTATGTATTTTGTAAAAGGCTGCCGCTCTATTTTCTTTTTAGTGGCTCTGTCGGTTATTAGCAGAATGTCAAAAGACGCACCGCCATTCTCTAGCACACTCATGATAGACTTGTTGAGCAGCTCTACATAACCCTTATCAAAAAATACTGTATAGTAGATCAAATTCTTCAGCCCATAGTCTTCATCCTCATGGTTGTAGGCCTCAAGTATCCTAGAGTCCACAGCCTCCAAGCATTTTAATCTACCCTCATCGCTGTTCTCAAACAGGCTGGATGTTTGATTTCTAATACATAAGTGAGAACCATTAGGATACTGGCTGGTGTGCACAGCTTCCCATTTGTTGCTAAATACAATATTCTCCACAACCTCATTAGCGTACTGAACGATAAACTTTATACAGGAAGCAGATTCAAAAACCCGGTCGTGCAATTCCACCCAGTCAAAGTCTAGTATGTGTGTGAAATTGAGTTCTGCCGTTATTGGCATAATGGGATTAACTACGACCAACACCACCTTGTGAATGTCATGAAGGTTGTTTTTAACTTGGGGTGGTATTGCTAATCTCATGTTGGTAACCAAGGCCAAGTAACAGGGGTACGATCAGATGAGTAGCTTACCGGAAAACACCCAGGAAGAATTTGATAAATTTTCTTTGTGGTAGGGTCTACCTGGTATGTTTGATCGTTTACGTTAAAATAATTAGGTGGTGGGCACCACGGAACTACAATTACTGGACCTGTTGCGCCAGTAGATCCAGTA